AACGTTTTCATCTTGATATTTTTTTTAGGTTCATGTTTGCAAATTTATCACTCATCCAAAATGAAAGCAGGACTGGCTATATGTCCTGCTATCCATTGGATGTTAATCAAATTTTATCAAAGTCAGACTCGCTTAGCCCGGCTTGTTTTAATATTGATTTTAGCGTACCGATTGCTAGATCGTCACTAGGACTCCCCGGAATAGGAATAGAACGGGGTTCTCCGTCTTTCCTGAATATCCTGTGATCTCCTCTAGTTCTTATGTGCGCCCATCCATTCGCTTCCAATAAGGCCATAACAGCCTTGATCTTTCTTACCATGTGCTAATCCTTTTGGTTAATAAAATCATCATCTTGGATGAATGAACGCACAAAGATAACTATTTTTCTATCACCTACAATATTTTCGGTAACTTTTTTTCTATCATTAGTATAACATTTGAACTTTGAAAAAGTTGTAATATAATCATAACTATTCATTTATGTTATCTTTAACGCTCTCCACCGTCCTCCTCAGGTAGTAACTCCTCCTTATTCTGTCCGGGTACAAGTTACGCATCCTGTTGACCGCCTGCCTCGTCATCCCCGTCAGATCGGATATGATATTGTCGCTCAACTTGCGATCGGCCAGTATGGTTATAGCCACTCCCCTAGCGTCAACGTTCCTCTCCTTGTTGTTGCTAAACATCATTACCGGATCGGTTCCGCACTCCTTGCAGACTGCCTCTATCACTTTTTTGTAAAAAATTTCCACCTTATTCATAAACTTTTTATTTCGTGGTTTGTTTTACTATCAAGCCGGCAAAAAAATGCACGGCAGAAAGACATATAAGAATCTTCCCGTCGTGCGTGGCATGAAAAAATAATCAAACTTCCGATCCGATTATTTAGGGAAGATTCTTTTTCTTTATCCTCCCTTTCCGGCTCGTTCTCACGAAGTCACCATCAAACTAATATTAAATTAAACATGAACAAAAAAACGTCAACCCTTGTTATTCATATGACGAATTATTATTACTAGTTAATAGGGGCTTCCCGGACGTGAGTCATGGAGGCCTCACCAAATCCTGCAGAATCCACCCAATCCAACGTAAGGTGATAGTCCATGTTTCCCGATCCCATAACCGGCAATAACACCTATTCCCCATCTACGGGGGGTGATCGTCTTGGTTATATACTCAGTCCTTCTATAAACCTCGATGTAATCAAGATTAGGCTTATAGCCGGATATTGACAGCCGGTAATCATCCGTCTTGTACTCCTTTTGAGTTATCGGCACCGGGACATATATAGGTTCCTTAATCGTGTCACCGTCTAATGTAATGTAGACAGGAAAAGGCTCTGGTATCGTCCGCACCAATGTCTCGTAAACAGGATACGGGATACTGTCATGGATCGTGTCGGTTATTAATACGGTATCAGATTTAGACACGACTTTATCAGTCACATCCCCCCGGATATGGTAGCCAGCCGTGAAACTGGCTACCAAGCACACTAGTATTAATATGATATGCCACGGTTTCATCTATCGAACGATCATCCAATCCGTAGCTAGCATATCCGTTTGAGATGCCAACCAGCCATTTACGATAGTATCATCAGCGGCTTTCATACACAAATAAGCCGTGAACTTGATCTTGTCCGTTTCCGAGTCTCCATATTTACTAGCAACCCATTTCTTGACAGCATCAGGTAGGGATTTAACCTTATTCACGACCATATCCGTAGACAGACAATCTTCAGGACGCTGAAAAATAAACATGCCTTTCCCATTCCATCCTTCACGACAAACCAACTCTCCTTTTTTGATAGCCTCTAAAGCTTCTCCAAATGTCATGTTTTTAGTTACCATTTTATTTTACGCTTACCTCTACAGCATTAGGTCTTGTTATTGTTAAAGTAAATTCCATCCAGCTATAACATCCGACATATCAGCCTCTATCCCATTCTCGATCCGACTCATCGCTGCCACGATCCGGATCATCTGCTCACGATCGTTTACATTTATCGGATCATCAGCCGGGATACCAGCATAATCTGATACGGCCTTAACGTAAGCGTCCGTATCGTTCTCGTTTTCCGGTGCCCAGCGACCGATCATCTTGCGGATCGTGTCCAAATTATAGTTGTTATAGTAGTTACGCAAGATCCGGAATATGGCACGGTAGCCATACGCCATCGTCTCAAACTGTTTGAACGACTTGTCCTTGCTAGGTCGTATCTCGCCTTGAAAGAGATCACTATTGATCCGAATGTTTCCGGGGTTGCAGTTTCGCAACCCTCTAGGTAATTTTTTCTCTGCCATTGTTATTTGATTTTATTCGTATATTTGTGACGCTTTGTTAACCTTGCTATCCTCCCTTGCGAAAGACAGGAAGCTAAAATTTATCCGGCTCCCCTATCCTTTTGGATTTGGGGAGCCTTTTCTATCCTTAGTCTTATTGAACTCATCCAAGAAATTGACCTTACTAATGAATTTTACGGCGGCAACCCAATACAAGAAGGCTACCACCTTGTTATCCGGGAATACCCTGCCCATGTTCTTTAAGACATTGGTTCCGTAAAACCATATCATCGCCCACGTGATCCAAGACACGAAAGCCTTGGCGTTATCCTCCGATATATCCATCATCACGCCTATCCAGAACGAGATGATTATGATCAGGAAATAGACTAACATGTACACCCAGCTACGGATGAACTTGCTCTTCCGGAAATCCCCGTGATCCGCAGCCAACCCCCAGAACGTATCGATGAAGGCCAGCGACAGGATCACCACCAAGAAATTCTCGATCGGCGAAACGAAGTCCATCGCCGTGACAACGGCGGCTATGGCGATGGACTTGGCCCAATTTGCGAGGTCTGATATGTAGGAGAGGTAGCGGTACATATTTTGTATTTAATATATTTTTTCGAGAAACAGCAATCATGGTGCGATGTTAGCCCATTCCATTTAATCGCATTTCAGATAAGAGTAAATTATTTCCAACCGGGAAGCCTCGATATCGTTAGCGTCAAGCAATTTCTCCAGATTCAGATTGTCCAGTTTCTCCATCTCGACATCCTCGCTCTCCTCCAGTATCTTCTCGACAAAATCATTGACCTCCTTGTTGTATCCTTCTATGATCGAGGACGCGTCCCTCAGCTCATCTCCAGACATCACGGGCTTACCGCCCGTGTTCACGGAATCATTATGGCCACGAACCTTTTTCATCAGCTCGTCAAAGCCTTCTGGCTTAAACTTCTCAATGGCATCCTTTATATCAGCCTCGTATGTCTCCGATATGGGGCGCAATTTTCTAAGGTTGTTCAACACCGTCATCTTCGAGGATGACACCATGCCGGTCAGCTTGCATCCGTTCAACACCTTGTACAATTCAATGGCTTCTTTCTTTTTCATATCTATGTTTTTATGTTATAATCCAACTTGTAAGCCCGGCCGCATCGAAACAATACGACCGGAAAAATAATTAATTCATCACTACCGATACTTGGTTCTCGATAGCGTCGATGTATTTCAATACCTCACCGCTTACTTGCAGAGCAGTAAATGTGCTATCATTTACATTGACGCTCAATCCCCCAAATCTGGTGTAGTTATAGCTTCCGATATAACCGGCTTGCTTGTTATAAACCTGTCCGTTCGCCTCAGACACCTTGTTCTCGCTCGTTATCGTAACACGGCTCTCCTTGATATCAAGGATATCTCCGGTGCCATTAATGAGTTTTGTTACGCTCTCTGTCTTTACTTCTTGCAATGTCATAATCTTTAGTTTTTAAATGTTAATTATCAAGTATATAGCATCGTTATATTTAAATTACGCAGGCATCTCTATATCACTTTCGTAGACAAGCGATGTGGTACCTATATTGTAGGTTAAATAAACCCTTCCTCCTCTCTCGTTTATATCCTGCAGATATGAATTGGTAAGTATAGCCCCGCTTGTTGTCTTGCTCTCGTTTAACGCCACCGTTATATCCGCAAGTCTTGTCTCGTACTCTCCTTGTTGCATCGGTCTCTTGCCATCATAATCAGCATATGTAAGCCTAAGCACTATATTAGATACAGTAGCAGATGTAAGTACCTTATTAGTAACATACAGAGTCCAGTCAATTTTTGTAGAGCCATTATATGAGGCGATAACGGATACCTCTACTCCCTTGCTCTCGAATTTAACGCTTTGTATATACTTATCAGCGGGAGCAGGTATAAAAATCGCTGGTGATGAGTTAGGTCCGTACGATGTCTGCATTATAGACGACAACACGAACACAAAACTATATGTATATCCTGAAAGGAATTGGCTAGTAGGTATATCTACACCGCCACCACCGCCTCCTGATAGTGTGGCGGAGTCGGTGATGAAATATCCAGCGTTGATGTCGCTCCTGACCGTCACCACTCCCGGATAATAGTCCTTTAACGGGTACTTAGTCCCTATATCCACAAGTGACAGGTTGTTAAGAGAGCTGTTTATAGCGGCCATATCGATAGCCATACCTATAGTCGACATCGAATCCTTGTAGACTATCGGAGGCAAAGTGCTTATCGTCACCGGGTTTATGGCGTTATGGTTATACCCGCGGTAATCTCCTAGCCTGAATGGCTCTGACGAACCTCCCCTAGGAGGCATGTAGTTCCACATTTGCGTGTTGTTTTTTATCGCGGTTATCAATGCCTCTATGGTAGTATAGACAGGGACATTAAGTCCGCAGTTCCCGTCTTGCGCCTTCCACCAATTGGCAGGCCTGTTATCGCTAAAGTTGTAACGCAAGGGTTTATACTTGGCCCATTTGTTTATTTTTTCTGCGCAAGCGGCTACGCCTCCGCACAATGTGCCTACATCCGTACTTGGATAGCTCAATATATTGCGGACATGCATTACGCTTAAATCCGTTGTAGGTAAGATATTTGCCATTTTACGCCGCTTTTAAATTATTCAACTCCTCTCTCAAATCTCTCACCTCTTTCTCAAGGTCCGCTATGCGCTTGTCCTTGTCGGTCATCCATGACTTGGTTGGGCTAACGAACTTATCAAGTTTCAAGTTAAGCTCATTTAATCCATTTATTGCTACCACTGTTGCCAATGTCGAATAATCGACTGTCATAATTTCCCCATATCCATTAATATCAGCCCTACCTATCAATTCGGGGAATACTCTATTGATCTCTTGTGCGGATACTCCGATACGAGTAATATTATCTCCAATATCCTTACGCTTGTGATAAAAGGCATAGATGTCTCTTATCTTGTCGAGTATATTTTGAACATTGCTCATACGCTCCTTAAGGCGTATATCAGATCCGTTAGAATAGTTTCCTTTGATATACAAGCTTCCTGCATTTGTAAGGCTTGCTATATTAGTGGACGTATTTTTATAACAGAAATATAATTTATCATCACTTCTATTTGATATATAATATCCATTAGATGAATTAACGTCTTGAACCCCCAAGAACGGCCAAGTAATACCTGTGGCCTTTATTCCTGTAACGTTTCCGCCGGTAAATGTAGGCCCCGCAGGTCCTTGTGGCCCTGTCGCTCCTGTTGCCCCTTTAGGCCCTTGTGGCCCAGTCGCTCCTGTTGCTCCTTTAGGCCCGGTAGCTCCTTGCGGCCCCCGGATGTTCCTCGTGGTTGGGGTAGTCGTTGACGTGCTGTTCGTCCAGCTAAGATTACCACTCGTATCAACGGATGGATACCAGTATTTAAATGGAGCTGGAGCGTTCCCTGTGGAATATGCCACAACATCACCAGTGGCTCTTATATTTTTGCTAGACGTGAAATTGCTAGTACAATTCAGCGTGTCGCTTGACGTTGTTATGAGCCGGGACGTGTAATCGGATGTACTGTTACCGTAGTGAAAATCGATATATGGTGTGGAATTATTCAACTCGATATATCCTCTACCAATATAAGTATTATTGCTATTGCTATTATAACTCGTATTAGCGTCTCCCACATATACGCCTTGCGTAAAATATCCATTTGCGAACCTAGACCCAGTAAGCCCTGCATTGTAAGTGTTATTCGCCCTAGGGTACACATGGCCACATTTTATATGTCCATTTACTTCAAGCATCTCTGATGGAGCGGAAGTTCCTATTCCAACTCTTGTATTTATCTTAAAAGAGCTATTATCCCAATATCCTATTTCCGATCCTACAGCATCTCCAGCTCCAGTTCCAGCGTAAAAACTATATCCTGAAGTCCCCCTGTAGCCAAACAGTATAATATTGGCGTCATAGGCATTTATATTAAGCTGGCCACTTTTTAATGAGGTTAATAAATATATGCCATTCCTGAATATGGTAAAAGTGTTGTTAGTCGAATAGATATTGCCGACATTTTCTAAGCTACCGGAAATGTTGGCCGTTCCATCAAACGATCTTCCCCAAATAGTTCGAGCAGTCTTAAGCTTCGTGGCGGTATCAGCATTTCCGATTAATGATCCTTCAAAAATAGATGCTGTTATATGGGAATCTTTAGCATAATTCCCATTATTATCGGATTTTGACAAGGCTATTGGCTCTACATAGTATTCATAACCAGCTGAAGTACTTCCAACATTAGTTCTAGCATAGTAAGTATTTATACTGTTTATTCCAGCACTGCAATATATTCTATAAGTAGCTGTTCCCCCTCTTAGCCAAAACACGATAATGGGTTTGTCATTTCCCCGAACTTCTACTTTCTTCAACAAACTTGCATATGGTTGTAGATTGCATAATGTAGTAAAAAAGTTCGCATTGCCATCCCAAGACCCTATTCTGCCAATACCTACGTAATTTATGCTACTAGTTTTACTACTATGGTTACCATCCCAATTAGGATTTGATGTTGAACCTAACGATTTACCTATACCTACTGTATATGGGACTCCATTGGTATTAACTGCAACTTCTAAAACTACAGGATAGAATGTGTTATAATCATTTGTTACTGTTATTTCCCTAGACCTAGCAGTACTAGTATGATACCAATCAATTGTTGTATTATATAAATTACTCCTATGATACCCATCTACCATATCAGCGTTAAGGTTATTGCATAACGTGGTAGAAACCACATCAATAGGTTTAGTTCCAGTGGCTACCTTGGAGATATAACGGCCTGTGTTGTACAGAAACATATTAGGGTCGCTACCCTCTAAAATGCCTTCCTTGCTTATAGCGATCCCATATCCAGCTAAAAACGTATCATAATACTCATGTCTTAATATCACGTTTTGTGTTGCGTCTTGTGAGGACGTGAATTTTATGCCAGCGGCCTTGCTTTTTGCATCACTAATAGTTGATTTAAGGATCAATTGGCTATTGATCGTATTAGATGCTATAGTCAATACCCCTGTCATGGTATCTCCTGCCTTCTTGACATACCTACCATCGAGCGTAGCAGCATAATTAGCAGTGGTCAACGCCGTTAAATCCTTGGTAAACGTTATTATCTTCTTGTCAGAGCTGAGCGTGGCGTTCGTAAGTACATTGCCATTTCCTGTAACTGATATGCCTCCAATTGTTCCTGTATCGCTTACTGATATCGTGCCATCAGATGATACCGAGATACCAGACCCGATCTTCACGGCACCAAGTGAGTTTGTACTAGCTATGGGAAGGATTATGTCACCGGAACCAGTGGCATAAGCGACTACATCACCACCCGCTTTCACGTTTCCGCTAAATATTGAATCAATTGCATTAACATTAAATTCCTTCAAACGTGTATTTAAGTACCCGCTTAGATGAAAATTATATGATGCTACACCATTTTTACCATATTGCAACCATAGATCAGTTGAAGTTGATTCTACTATTCTAAATGATGTACCATTATTAGCGTGATATCCGTCTATGTATGTATATGATACATTTGCTGTACCATCGGCTTTAAGCCCTAACAATGATGATGCGCCTCTTATATCTAGTTTTGCTTGTGGGGCGGTCGTACCTATACCAACGTTTCCATTAGATATAATTCTCATCCTTTCATTTAAATCGGTAGATGTTCTGAATATAATGGTGGAACCAGATAAGATAGTATTAGTATTTTTTTGTGCGTTACCCGTGCCAATGAACAATTCGTTAAATGAGCTAATATAAAATACAGACATATCACTCCCATCTGTATGTTTGGCATATATATTTCTTGCGTTATTCATATATATATTACCGGACATAGCTATATTGCCTACCCCGGTCATATTACCGGATACGTTCTGTGTCCCATTGAAGTTTTGGCCCCAAATGGTTCGGGCCGTCATTAGCTTCGTGGCGCTTGAGGCGTTTCCGACAAATGCCCCTGAATATCTCCACTTATTATTCTCCGTGCCGAACAATTGCAAATTTCCACTAAGACTATTGAACTGCCCACTACAATACTTAGGTAATAGTGTTGTCGCATCATACCCATTGCTACTATATAATGATAGCACAAACCATCCATTGGAATTAGGAGTTGCTATTCCTTGCAGCGTTATACTCCCACGATTGGCGTAACTCTTAATAGCCCATTTACATATAGCTTTCAAATAATCCTCTGTGGGATGCCCAGCGCTTTCATAATCACTTCTTAGCAATCCTTGGGAAATCAAAGTGCTCCATGATGGGAAATTAAGGTACAGAGCCACTTGATTATTTGCAAACCCAGCGTGATACCCATCTACCATATCAGCGTCCAATCCAGAGCCGGAGCCATCATTATCCTTATGCCAGAACGTGAGTCCCTTGGTAAAGGCTATAATCTTATTATCGTTCGTCAACTCGACATCCGTAAGGGCGTTCCCGCTTCCTGTTTTCGTTATACCAGACACGCTACCACCGACATCACCCGCCACGCTCAGCGTTCCATCCGTAGCTATATTAAGACCGCTCCCAACCTTGACCATGCCTAACGCCCCGGTACCGGCTATAGGGCTTACGATATCATAATTCCCTGTAGCGTAAGCCACGACATCACCGGTCGTAAGGACGTTATCATTGGCGTCCACCTTGACATAATGGCTAGCGTCCTTATAATTGAGATACAGGTTGGACAGCACGGCGTTCGTGCCTGTCATCCCGTTAATCGAGTTACCCCCAGAGAAACGGACCCATTGCGCCGATTTATCCTTGGCCACGTCAAACGTATTGTCGCTGTTAAGGTGTATAAGGCCGTTGATACTCGGCACGCCTGTCATCGCTCCTGTAGCTATCCCGTTGGAGTTAAGTTTCTGCCCCCACCACGTAGCGGCGTATAGCTTGTCTCCTTCCAGTACAGTGCCTTTAGCGTTGCCGAACTTCACGGCGAACTGGTTCTGCGTGTCCTCCGTGTTAGGTTGGTTCAATAATTGCAAGCCCGCTCCAGCGTAATAGATCTTACCCTTGCCGCCGATCATACCCTCATTGATACGCAAGGTACCATCTTTGTCTATGACAAGTGCGCTATCACCACCGGACGGAAGCTTTATCGCTCCCAATACCCCGTTGCCGGCGATGGGAAGGACAATGTCGTGATCCGAGGCGGCGTAAGCGACAACGTCCCCTACCGATTTGGCGGGGTAGTCCGTGAGGATGTACCACTTATCCTCCGGAAGGGGATTGCCGTCGCTGTCTATCGTAACCAATTTCCAATATTGCGCAACATTCGTCCCTGAAGATTGGAAGGATTGCTTCACAGGACCTCCGGGAATAGCATCTAGTGCCCTTCCAGTACGTGGAAGGGCAGTCTTTCTTATCTTACTATGACGTACATTCATTACCATATCTATATATGTACCGATATGGTGTAATACATCAGTCGTATGGTATATCGCTTAACTTGGCGGTATCATCGGAATATCCTACAGCAGAAATATTTACGCTGCCTTTATTGAAATCAATAGTGCATCCTGCCACAATATATTCTCCTGATAAGACAGGATAATATGTTATGTAAGATAACATTGGGTTACCAGCTATCTTGGAGGTAACGGAGAATCTCTCGTTCTTTTGGCTGAAATTCGAGTGGATTGTGCACATAAGCAGACGCTCCAATATATCCGTCTGATTAGATCGAGTGAAAGAGGTTTGTAAAGTGTATTTGTCTCCTTCTTTTTTTAATATGTTTCCTTTTCCTATCGGTATTCCGTCCTCGTTCGCTGATATACATTTTAATGTTATATCATTAAAATCGTTTGCTACCTTCTTATTTATATAACTCTTAAATTCATAATCATCAACAGAAACATCTTCCTTGTTTTCTGTTATAATCTTCATGAATATATTATTTATCAAAATGTTTTTAACCAAACTATCATCTAAAAGGCCATCGGTGCCCAAGCCTTTATCATCTTTTGGGTTAACGACTCTAGCCTTATTCGTGATCTCGAAAACAAGAAATCCATAGCTCTTATTAGTAGGCACATCCAATCCATCGCCAGCAGATGGGATGGTCTCTATATTAAATCGTGTAGGCATTGGATCGTATATATTTGCGTTACCTACCCACGTGTCCAATACGCTTCCAGTTATCGATGATTCTTGACTTATCCATAACAGGCATTTACCTTGCTCTATCACCCCATTTGACACATCAACCCAAAATGATCCGTTATCATTGATAAGATCAAGGTATCTCAACGGTTTACCGGAACTATCTGTCATATAAAGATTGCAATACAATTTCATTGTTCCGCTGTTTGGATTGTCTTTGACTCCACTATCCTCATTAAATGGATTTTCTCTCGTATTAACGTATGCCTGTAATATAAGATTTATAAAACATAAAGTATCCGAACCTAAAATATAATTAGGATATCTAATCCTATAAATAGGATATATATTAGAAGGATTTGGATCATAGTCTAATAAAGCACCCTCTATATCTGATTCATAATCTCTCTTGTATATGGCGAACTTCCCAGAAAGATTTTCAACACCAACACATTTTGAATAATAATACAATTTAAAGTCACGTCCTAGATAGCTATCAATAAGATCACTTAATGAGTTTTCTGAAACATCTATATCCACCATGCTGTTATCTCCATACAGCGAGCTAGTGATCTTAACATTGTTAATCATTTCTTCAAATCCATAATCGCCGTTTTTTGACATTAACCCTACGTCTAATATATTCCCATAAAAAAAATCAACGTTTTCGTTTGCCTCGAATGCATATGTCTTAAAATCATATCTTTTCATTGGTAAACCTCGTTTCACGGTATTATAGTCATAAATATATACATTCCCGTTTTTTTGTACCATCATCAATCCAAATGGCTGAAAGATCGACTCCAATATTTCCCTGCAACTCATTGATACTCCATCCTCGTCATAAAAGTTGGAAGACATGATAAATGATTTATGCAAAGCGGTTTCCTGATCGCTCATCGTGACACCTTCTAAAATAGTGTCACATCCTATATACAGCTTAGAGAATGGGAGCCCAAGATTGTCTAGGCATCTATTTATATGCGTTATCATAGATGCTATGTCATCATATTTATTCCCCTTATCATCCGTATATTTTATCCGTTCTAAGATATTGAAATCAGCAGCCGTGAACTCTACAGGGTATGGATGAAAAGAAGATAAGGTCTCGTTGTACAACTCTGAATCAAGCCAACCGTGCCAAAAGATCTTATTATTCCTATATAGGGAGACCATATATCCCTGCATATCATCAGTATGTAGATCTTTAAACTGAAAATTAGTCTCGCTCACTAGTTCAATAGTGGCCTGAGCTCCTTGTATCGGAGTTAACTTATTAGTATCTTGATATTGAAGTAAGAATGGAGTACCCGTTGTTTTTACGAGCTGATCTATCTGCTCGTTTTTAGATAATATATCTATCCTATTCAAGGCCCCATCTATGCCTTTAAACTCATTGTGATATTTCCTATTCATCTCCCTCTCCTTAATTTTCTATTCGTATTATCCAGTAATATTTTCATCTGCTCCCCTGACACTACTACCTCGCCAGTGACACGTACATCTTTCCCATTAACTCCTCCTTTACTGTTTAATATATCGAACAAACGTCCTTGCTGAGATCTATTCAAGATCATTTCTCCTGAATTGACCATCGCCGGAACACGATCCCCCGAGTACAGGTTACCGGGGACTATACCGCCATTAGCGAATTTAGGGACATTGGCCATCGCCGCTATTACCGAGGCTACAGCTGTACCGGCCATTACCCACCCGACCACGGGGATGGAGGAAACTGATGCCGCCGCCCCTGTAGCGGCGACAGATGCATTCTTAGTAGCAAGAGCTGATAATTGAGGCAAGGCTTGTCCTACAGCTTGTATGATATTAGACGCATAGCTTAACCATGATGCGGCTCCCTCATTTGTTAACTGAGAAACAGAGGACATCATACTACCGATTGCTCCTAATGAATCAGCATATTCATAATTTGACTTGATAGCGTCACTGGATATGCCTTTAACCGATATATAGCCAGACTTAATATCCTCAGTCGCATTACGGCCTTTTGCTGACACGCCGAATTTATCCCCCTCCATCGGTTTCAACCGTCCAAGCGTAGCTTCCAGCTCTATGTTATATTTTTCTTTATTGATCTTCTCTATAGCCGTGCGGATTCCTTGCCTTACAGCCTCGTCCGTTTCCGTGTTAAGTTTTTTCGTTAGGCTTGATATCTGGGCGTTAAGATAATCTATGGAGCCTTCGGGTAAGGGTTCCATCTCTATCTTTAATTTCTCATCCTTCAACTTTTCTATGGCAATACGGATTCCTTGCCTCGTGGCCTCGTCCGTTGCGGATTTTAATTTCTTTGATAAATCTGATATCTGGGTCTCGATATAATCTATTGAGCCTTTAGCGGCTACATCTGACACGGCAATAGGTTTCCCTTTATCAGTTTTATCTTTTAGAGTCGTATTATTCAAAAATTCTTTTATTTTCGCATCTGCTTTTTCTCTTACACTCAATTCCTCTTGTATATATTTTATCCTCTCCTTGGTATCATGGATGGATTGGAGAATATCTCCTCTCTCTTTTCGGTTATAATAACCGGGCATTCCTGCCAACTCCTTTCGTCTCTTCTCTAGATCTCCCAAGGACATAGTTAAGGATGACAAATCGCTTTTGAGAACATCTATCTTATAGGCTTCTGTCTCATCATATTCTATAGCGGTTAATTCTATAGAACGTTGCTTTGATAGCCCCCCGCTTATGTTTGCATCATAAGCTCCTTTTATTTTATCAATTATTTTATTTGCCTTATCACCAATGACCTTTTCTTGTATCTCATCTTGTGTTTTCGCTAAATCAGTAAGATTCTGTATCAATGAGGCTACTCCTTGGGCGGCGGTAGACAAAAAACCATTTGATTTGTTCATGGTT